TCGTAAGATGTCGGCAGCTATGTATGTTGAAAATTTCTTTCAACAATAACCGTTCTCTTTAAAAGGAGCCCGGTTAGACCCATAGCTACTGGAAATGCGCCTCACGGCTCATTCCCACTTTGTAACGGGACTCTCGTCCTGTTACGCTCCCGAGCTAGTGCTTAGCACGGCTCAATAACCCTTAGGAGTACCTATGAAGACGACAACGAAAGCAACTAGCGGGTCAAGTAACAAGAAATTGTTCCTCGTTGACCTTCCGGTTGCCAAGGTGTCTTTCTTCCAGGTGATTCCTGGGGTGAAAGTGCCTGTTCGGGAGGAACGGGAGTACGGTGGATGCATACGCTGGCATGCTGAGGCGTTTAACTGCCTCTTCAGACAGATATGCGTTAATCCTCTGTACTCACACTGGTCGATGCCTTTGCAATTCATACCAAAGGGATCTGCCAGTGAATGGTCCTCGATGGACGACTATGCTCCTAGGCAACTAGAGCTTAGACTCACCGGGGTAGACGATGATATCAGATAGAGAATTCAAAAAGAGAATGGATAGAACGCAACAGCTGTTTAAGTTAGCAGCTGCTTTGTTGACTGCCCTATCTCTCTTTCTAGCTGATATTCAGCGTATAATGGTCCATGTCATTGAAAAATTTAAATGACTAAACCATACCATCTACTGCTTGTCGTGCGAGAGCGCGGCTTGCAGAAACAGTGTAGGTATGTCCCACTACCTACTTCCATAAACCGTGTTATACCGCTAAATGCGGCAAACGAAGCCCTGTGGAGTTTGCACCTATGCCATCCCAATCAGTCCAGATCAATCTGCCTGGCGCCACCCGAACTTACACTCGCAATAACATCACGGGCGTAATTACGGACGTCGGTTTGCAGACGTTTCCGAACTGGCACTGCTACAGGATGACACGTGTGAGCAACACAACTCCAGGTTTCATGGCGGGGTACAAGAAGAGACCAAAGGCAAAGCTCTATCTGCCGATGAATCCTTTCGTGTATACCCTACATAAATGGAGGGGTCCATTCGCGACTCATGAGACGCGAGTGGTGACCTATGACAACCTTATTAAAAAGAACATTCAAACGGATGTTTCTACGTTTGAAGAACTTCAGATAAGGGAAAACATAGATCAGCTTCAGGTTTATGGACCGTCAGGCGACCAGATAAGTGCCGCTATTGCTCGACTTGATACTAAGGTGCGGTTAGATATGCTTGACCGCAAAGTTAACTTAGTTCAAGTTTATGCAGAGAGGCACCAAACAGTCGATCTCTTCTTGACTACTGTGAGAAGAGTAGCCGATTCAGTTACCGAGTTACGACGAGGTAACTTTATAGGCGCCGGACGCGCGCTCGGTGTATCAGTAAGTGCTAGACAGCACCGAAAATACAAAGTGCGGCATGCAAAGGGACCAGACAGAGCTGTAAGCTCTGGCTGGCTGGAGTTACAGTATGGATGGAAACCCCTGCTAGATGACATCTATGGAAGTGCTGAACTCATTGCTCAGCATAACCTTAGAGAGATTCGAAGCAGAACGGTTTGCAAGGTTTCAATCGAGGACAGAGGACAAGTCATCACTAGTAACGATGCCTTGGCCAAACGTCAGTACGATTGGTCCTATAAGTATACCATCAAAAAGGTGATATACTATTCCACTCCCGGTGAGTCTGTTAAGACTCTAGCACAGGTCGGGATTACCAATCCTGCACTGATTGCATGGGAGTTAACTCCATGGTCGTTCGTTGTTGACTGGTTTATACCGATTGGAAACTGGATCTCTTCATGGGACGCGACCACTGGTCTCGTCTTTGAAAAGGGTTGCCAGACAACTTTCCATAGGTATAATCAGAAAAATACCGGACGTGGTGGCACGCAGGTAACTACGTTTCCTCCTGGGTTTATTACTAGGAGCGAGGATAGGGACTCAAGTCGAGAGTACATAGAGTGCCGAAGGACAACTATTTCTAGTTTCCCAAGGATTGCTCTACCTCGGTTTAAGAACCCGTTCTCACCGACGCATGTTGCTAATGCGCTTGCCTTACTTAACGTAACCTTTAAGAGGTAAATAATGCCAGCTATCGCTGACATCAAATTGTCATCCATACTGTCTACTACGCACTTAACAACGAGTGCAACAGTAGGGGTAGACAAAACGCTAAGCCCCGAAGGGTTTACTCTCCCGGGTGTTGCGAAGTGGGTTGACCGAAGTGGTGGTATTGCTATCGGTTACCCCGCGCTTACACTTAGTGTTAGGGCGCCTAATAAGGCTTCCCGAATCACTAGAGTGCAGGCAAAGTTGGTTGTTCCGACTCTCGAACAGACCTCTGCGTCAACGTCGACTGGTATTCAGCCAGCACCGACGAAGGCGTATGACTGTACGATGAATCTGGAGTTCATGCTGCCTGAGCGTTCAACCCTTGCTGAACGTACTGCATTGTTCAACTTGGCTTGTTCGCTTTTCGCAAGCACGATAACAGCTTCTGACGCGGCTCCTTCCGATTCAACTGGAAGTCCTTTGTCAGCTGCTGTTCTAAGCGGCGAGCCGGTATACTAGTCCTCGACGGTGGCCCATCAGCATCCCGTAGCAAAAAATCGCCAGCGGGCAATCCTCATGGGTCAGTGTCTTGGCTTAGTACTCGGTAAGACGCCTAAGCTCCATTGGCGTAATTAACCAAGGAATAACCACTATGTCTTATGATAAGCGTAGTAAGGGTGAGTTTTTAAAGCTCATCCGAACTCATCGCGTGCCTGGTAAAGTAACCTTATCAGCAGCGGAAGGGTTCTTCTCAGCTCTGAATTGCCCTCGCTCTCTAACAGCCTACTTACTCCTAAAATATCAGGAGTACGAACAGCTGGTAGCTCTCGAGTGCGATCCTTTGCACTATAATAGTGCCGAGGAGTTCAGAGATGCTTACGCGGCAACTAAGTTACTTTCTAAGAACAACTTTCTCAAGTTGAACTATGATCGTAAAGAAGTTGCTATGAAGAAGTTCTTCGAATTCGAAGAACTTTGTAAGCAGACAAACAGACGCTTCAGAAACTTATCTTTAGACCCTTTATATCGGGGGTCTAATGTGTCATTGCTTCACGCAATGACGCAGAAAATTGATAAGCTTCTTGGCGACTGGACACCTGAGGAGTTCTTCGACCGCGGCCGTTGGGGACCGGGCGTGTCCACTCTCATAAAGGGTGAACATGTTTCGGCCGTCAATAAGTTCCAGTGTGAAACTGGGATAACGCGAGATCTGTATTCCCTTTTGCAGGGGGTATTCCCCCTTGCATACCCGAGATGGCAGGAGCACTTGGAGAATATCCCAAGCTATCCGACCTTCGAGTTGGGAAATGTAATAATCACCGTTCCTAAGGATGCTAAGACGGATCGTGTGATTGCAGTGGAGCCTGGAATTAATTTATGGTTCCAGATTTCACTTGGTCTCATGATACGTCGGCGCCTTCTTAGATATGGGGTCGACTTAAACTCTCAGAGTGCGAATCAACGACTAGCTAAAGTTTCATCGCAAGATGATTCAATGGCTACAGTTGACTTCTCGTCTGCGAGTGATAGCATAAGTAGGAAGGTCGTTGAGGAGTTAATACCTCCACGATGGCTAACTCTACTTGATGCGTGCCGGTCACATTACGGTATTCATAACGAACGGCGTCTCTTGTGGAATAAGTTCTCCAGTATGGGGAACGGATTCACAT